TCGCACCAGAAGTAGTACACGCCATCCTGGCAGACGGCCACAATGCTGGATGGATTGAGGCTTTGCCAATCCTCGCGGGCCCACAGCGTTTCGCTGATGACCTGCACGCCGGAAGCGTTGGCCAGGCACAAACCATCCGGAGAGGCATAGAGAACGCCGCCGCCGTCGGCCGACACAATCGAGTCGGCGCTGACGCAGGCCTGTTCCTGGGAGAGCTTTACCGAAGTCATCGAGCCCGAGCTGGAGCCGCTGATGATGTAGGGGTGAGCCCGGGTGCCCACGAACAAGGATTGCCCGAAGACGCCCAGCCCCACGATAGGCGTGTCAGTGGTGATCTGGAATTCCACGGGCCAGGCAAACGGCCGGTATGGCACGCAGAACGCCACGAAGTTGTCCAGGTAAGCCGCCACAATGCCGTTTGGCATGGCCACGCCATCGCGCAGGTATGGATCCTCTCCCTTCGGCGGCTTGATGGTCGCGGCGCTGTTGGGGTCGCGGCGCAGGGGTGGCTCCGCCCAGGTCATGGATGGGCACTGCTGGCCCAGCATGGAGCTGGGCACCTTGTCCACGAACATGCCTTGCGTGATTACCACCTCATCGACCAGGCGCCAAGAGGCCGCCACATTGCCAGTGGCCGACCGGTACACGCACCAGGTCAAGATGTTGCGCCCGGCGGGCACCGGCGGCCGCTGCACATCGACCGTGTCGTTTTGGTCGACCTGCAGCATATCGGTAACCTCGCTCGGGGCGGATTCTTCACCACGATCGGTCTTGAAGGTCACCAGGTAAAAGCGGTCCTCGATGATGCGGTCCGGATCCACATCGAGCAGCCCGTTAGGATCATCCTTCTTCGACAACGACTTTCCGGAGGCCCACTCCTGAACGTAGGTTTGCAGGTTGTTCATCCGCTTGAGGTACTCGGCCTCAATCACGGTACTGGTCAGGCGGGTCGCCTCTTTCTGGCACTCCTGAATCACGGCCACCGAATCGGTATTTTGGGTGGCGCTGCCGGTTTTCTGGTCCTCCCAGGCACGCAGATCTTTGCGGTACTGCGCCATGGCGGCATCGTAGGCAATCCACTCGGGCGCCCGAGTCATGGACATGGTCTCGCCCGAATAGTCGGGCACGAACTCAGGCACCGTGGGCTTGGTCGGCTCTGTCGGCCGCGCTGCAGCGGTAGAGGCGCGCACCGCCTCATCGATGGCCTTCTTGAACTTGCGCACCACCACGTCCATCTGGTCGCGGTAGCTCTTGATGCTGGCATCAGCGGGATCCAGGAACTTGCCGAACTCATTGACGATGGATGTGATCTGGGCATCGCTGAAGATCTGGCTCCCATCCTTGGGACTTTCGAGCTTGCGCAGCTCGGCCGCCAACACTGTGGTGTCCAACTCACCCCAAAACGGCAGACACATCAGCCGAATGACCCAGTTCCCCCCGGACTGAAACCCACTGGTGCCCGTGACATTCAGGCCCTTGTCCTTGGCGTCGGCCAGCGTGAGGGCCAGCTCGGCAAACCACTGTTCAGTGGTGGACTGCGTGAGGCCGAACATTTCATAGGCGCCGGCCCGGGGCTTACCTGCCGTGATCCGCCCGGTGACCTGGTTGACAGGTCTGGTGGCCGTCTGGATCGCCTTCACCACCGCAGGCACCATGGTGCCGGACAGCCAGGTGCGGGCATCCTCCGCAGTGAACTGGCTGGTTTCGTTGAGCTTCACCGATGGCTTGGCGGGCGCGGGCACACCCAGCAGCCGGAAGTCGCCGGCCACCGTAGTCATCTGGGGCGCCTGCTTGCCGTCACGCGAGAAGACCACCGTGCGCTCGGTGGCGTCATCGTTGATCTGGCCGCGGACGTAGCGCCGGGATTCAGCGGAGGTGATCCAACCCGTGCTGTCGCCTTGCTGGATCACGCCATTGGCATCCCGCATCATGCGGTACAGGCTTTTCACTCCCTCCGGGCAGGTAGCCACCTGGGAATCACCCAACAGTGGCCGGAAGTCCGCAGAGGTCTGCAGCAGGTTGTGGCTGACCTGTGCGCCGGCGCCGCCCATGCCGCGCGCGGTTGCCCGGGGCACCAGGCCCGGGAAGCTGCCAACCTTTAGAACTGCCATCGATCAATCCTTCTCAGATCCATTCAATTCCCGCTCGATGCGGATTTGTCGCTGCTGGGCCGCGACTTCAGCGTCGCGCCTTTCAAGATCGCCTTGGAGTCTGCCGACCACGACGAGCCCTCTGTCGACCACGCCGATGCCTCGTTCAAGCTGGCCTTCGAGGGTGACGAGTCGATTTGCGAGATCGTCACGGGCAGTGGACTCGGCCTTGGCCCAGGCCCTGGTAGTGGCCTCCCGGCTGGCGGCGCCGTCGCGCAGCCGCCGATACTCATCAGCACGCCGATCAGCGTCATCAGCTCGCCGAGCTTCTGACCCAGCCAGCTTTTTGAGGTCGTCGATGAACTGGGCTTCATTGGTGTTTGAGGCTGTGGCATGCTGCTGCTCCTTCCTGCGGTCTGTCTGCTCTTTTTCGCGCGTGGCGCGCTGGTCGGCCGCTGCCTGGTCGCTGCGGTCCTGCTTGAGGGTTGCGATGGTGCTGCCCAGCCGCCAGGCCTGCACCTGCCAGCCAGCCGCTGCACCTGCGGCCAGGCCGGCCAGCAGCACGGCCGCGTAGCTCCAGAGGCGAATGGGTGCCGTCACTTGGTCAACGATCACGATGGCACCCTCCACATCGCGCACAGCTCAGCGTTGGAGTCACCACGCGTCTGCAGGCCAGGCAAAACGGTAAGCACCCCCTTGACGGTGCCCTTGTTCCAACGGGGGTTCTCTGCGCAAGACCCCGGCAGGTCCCCTGCATTGGCCTTCGCCCGCATGGTGCTGGTCCTGAACGAAGACAGGGGCTTGTTCCAGCCGAAATCTATAAAGGTGGCCTGCACAAAGGGGTCGTAGCTGCCCCAGTAGCGCAACAGCGGCGCCACTGCGGCCTCGGTCATGATGTAGCGCGCGCGCTCGAGCTGGTAGCAATCCTGGGGCGAGTAATACTTGCCCGGCACGACACCGGCCCCCGTGACGCCGTTGCACACTGTCAGCGGCTCGCCACGGCCGGCCTTGTCGACGTAGGGGCGGCCAATGTGCCGGTTGCTGGACTCGTAGTAGTTGCCCATGACCATGGCGATCTTGACCGCCATGGATGTCGTCTCGTCGGCCGCCACGGCCTGGACATACTCATTGCTGTTGGCTTCCCTGATTGCCGCCTCGTTACCGAGGTAGGCACCGCCGGCGCCCAGCAGCATCATCAGGGCCATGAGGCTGCTCTGCAGCAGCTTGGGCACTTTGGAATCACTCATCGGCCAGCGCTCCAAAGTCGGTGGTGCCCGTCCGGATCATGTTGCCCAGCTTGCGCCAGTTGGAGCCGTAGCGGATGACCATGGTCTCCTCGCCGTAGCGGGCGATCATGGACATTTCCCAGCTGATCTGATCCCGGCGCGCGCGCACACTTGCGCGTGCGTCCTCTTTTCGCTTGTAGAACCGGTTGAGCAGGTAGCCGGCCAATGCCACGCCAACCCCCAGGGCACCGAATACCAGGTCCGAGCTGAGGGCACCAAAAAATGTCATGGCACCTGCCGACCCGTAGGTCATCGATTTGCCGATCCACTGGCCCCAGGTGCTGATCGTGGACTCAGCCGCTTCTTTGAAAATTTCAGACATCAATGTCCTTCTGTTGCTGATCTGGCTGATCTGCCAACACCAGACTTGGAATATTCATGGCGCTGCCACAGCGACGGCTGGCCGCTGAGCCGGGTCAGTGAGCGTCTGCTTTGCCTTCTCGATGTCTTCCCGGATGAACAGCGAGCCAAGACCGGCCACCAGGATCACCGACGCCAGCTTTTGACCGAGGGGCTCTCCAGTGTCCAGATCTATGAGGTCGATTGTCGAAGCGAGCATTTCCGGCGTCACCGCCGTGTAAATAGGCGGCATAGGCACGTAGCGATACACCCCGTCCTCACCCATGATTTGCTCTTCCCGCTGCCACAGAATGGAAGGGTCCTTGCCATAGGTGTTATCGAGCATCGCAGTGCGCACTCGGATTCGTGCAGCTCCTGGGTTAATCGCAGGCTTATAGGGTTTCAATTCGTCTTGGTTCATATCTGGCTCCATCGCTTTTATTTACGCTTTCATTCTGAATGTTTGCCAACCGCTCCACACGCCGGTACTAAACGAAGTAGTGCGTCTACTTGCGTTATCGTTATAAACCGTCACTCTGAAATTACCAGGGCAGCCTTGCCCATAAAACAAAGCAAACTCTTTAACAATTCGAGGCGTGCCCAAATCGATAGTTATAGTTCCACCGAGTCGGTTATCCCCTGCGTACTGCCCTTGATACCAGGAAGTGCCAGTATTGTTGTCCACGATGCTGGCAGTGCTGCCATACCATGTTCCGTAGGATGCCCATACCGTGGTCCCCGGCGTTGTTATATCAGCCCCGCCGAACGCTTCATGCAGCTCAAGCTCATATAACTGAGGGGTTACATGATTACCTGGCAACAGGCTATCAAACATCAACTCCCAGTACCGGTAAGGCTTATAACCTTTACCGTACAAGTGACCCAGAGTAATCGCCCCAGAAGTAGGAACTCCAGAATCGCAGCCATAATATGCACTAAGGCTATAACCAAGGCCAAATTCAGCATGTGCCTGCGCCATGGAAATGGGACCAGAAGATGGCATAACCATATTGATTACTCCTTTTTGAGCGCTTGCAATTCCATTACCACTTCTTTAAGCCCTTGAATGAGAAGTGGAACGAGTTTGGAATAATCCACAGTACGCCACTGGTGACCGTTGTTGTCCTCATCCGGAATGGAGCGGCCAACGGCCTCGGGCATCACCGCCTCCACCTGGTCAGCCAGTACGCCAACATCGGGCTGGCCGGGCTTGCCAATCAGATGGGTCTTGCTGTTCCAGACGAAGCGCACACCATCAAGCTTTGCAATCAACTCCAGAGCATTGGTTATGGGCACCACGTTGTCTTTGAGGTCCGGATCGGAATAGGCCTGGATGTTTCCCGCAGCGACCAAGTTTCCAGCGGGGTCGGAATACAACGACCAAGCCGCACGCGAGTAGCTTCCAAGGCCGAAATAGCCATCGTTGCGCACCCCCATGCGTATGGCATAGGCGTCGTGCCAGAAGGTCATTCCAGCAAGGTTCGCGTCGCCTCCTGTCGAAGACGAACGCGCGACGAAGCTGCCATTGCCATCGCCGCCATCGGCCGCGGCCCCCGACATCGACATGCTCCGCTTTTGTCCTATCAGCTGACCGTTCATAGTGCCGCCAGACAGAGGCAGTTTGGCGTCCAAGGCGGCCTGTAAACCGGCCACGGTCGCAATCTCCTGTGTACCGGTATGCGTGGAGCGGCTTCGCAGAGCCGCATCGGTGGAATTGACTGTCGCACCGGTTGCCACGCCAGCGAGCTTGCTCTTTTCAGCAGTTGTGTAGTCTTGCGTCGAGAGGCCCTTGCCCGTTTCCTGGCTGACTTTCGCGTCAAGAGCTGCCTGCAGCCCCTGTACTGAAGCAACTGTTTCCGGTGCCAACGCAGCAGCTGCGTCCGCTGCTGTCCACCGGACACCGATGACAGTTCCAGCGTTCCATGCCCGAGCTGGCGTGCCCTCCTGGCCGCGCAGCACGTTTGAAAGCTGATCCGAATCAGAGGGGCGGGTCCGCACCGTGATGACCTCGATACCATCTGTGTCCTGCAGGACCATGCGGAACCAATCGCCGCTAGTGAGGGCTCCAGCATCCACATTGGCAACAGGAAGGCCACCGCTCGAAAGCAGGTTCAGCGTGGTGTCTGCAGCTGTCACGGAGCTTAGAAGCTCATAGCGGCCGGCGTTAATGAATTTCTGCGCCATGCTATTCGTCCTTGATCTTGAAAACCAGCTCGTACTCGTCTTGACGGCCGTACTCTGTCGTGACGCGCGCTGTCACCTTGTAGCGCTGACCATCCGTGCCTCCGGAGATCCAGAGCTTCACCCGGTCAGCAGTGAATTCCACCTTGTCGACCTGCAATGAAGAGTCATCGGGGTCAGTGAGGCAAACCACAGAGGCTGTGACCCCATCCAGGATGTCGCCTCCATTGAGCCAATCCTGGAAGGTGGTGTCATAGTCCTTGCGCTCCCAAGGCTGCTTGTTGTATTTCTCTAGGCTCATGTCGATACCGCCTCTCTGGCTTCAGCAGGACGGTTAGAGGTTCTGTTTTCGTAAGGCCGGGCCGTGGTGGCGTAGCCCTGCGGCATGAAATTCAGGCGGTTCGTGCCTCGCTCTGCCGAGGCGTTTAAGCGCAGCAATCCGGTGGCAGTTCCAATAGCAGCTGTGTGCGCGATTGCATTCGCAGAGACGCGCCAGGGAGCGGATGCCTTGGAATGGGCGATCACGCTGGTGTAGCCCTGCGCAACCATCTGCACAGCTGCCACGACCTCCCCGGGCGAATAGGAAAATGGGTTGCCGAATGCAATTCCAACGAGCAGAAGCTGCCGGTTGAATCTGGCATGCAGCGCTGCAGTTGCTTTCGCCTCGCCACTTGCCATGAGATCTGCGCTCATCGTTGAGAGAGCCAGGCTTTGAGCGGTTGCCTGCGCGCTACCCCTCAGAAATCCTTGACTAAAGGTCTGGCTCACCGAAACCGCGTCGAGCTTTCCAGCCAACGTCAAGAATGCTGCGCCTTTCGTCAGCAAGATCGAATTGCTTTGTGCAGCGGCGATGGCCAAAGCATTTCCAGAAGCGTCCGCATGGGCGAACACCGAGGTATAGAAGTCGGTGACCAGCTGCCAAAGACCGTCGAAACCACCGTCCAGCAAAGGCTGGATATTGCTGGTCAGCATCCAAGTGGCCGAGGCTGTGGCCGTAAGGCCCACTCCAGAGCTTGTGAGCGGCGCCATACGCAGCGTGCCGCCGGCAGATGCCAGGAATGCCTCTGTAGTGCTCCAGTCCTGCAGCACAGATAGGACTGCCTCCGCCGTCGTGTTATTGACGGCCTGCGGGCGGTTGTCGCTGGCCTGGCCAGCTGAGGCTAGTGCTGTCACATTGGCCACCGCTTGACCGAATGCAGCCGAAGGCAGAGCGAGCACGGCCGAGGCCGTCACGTCAACATAGTTGCGTGCGTCCTGACCGATCTGCAGAACGGCAAGTTCCGCAAAGCCCAGCTCCGCCAGTATGGCCATATGCAGATGCCTTACGAGGTGACCAGCGTGAGCGTGGAGGTCTGGCGGATGCGAGGCACAACACCGAGCTTGCACTCAATGGATGGGCTGATCGTCATGCGCACCAGGACCTTGCCGGAGCCGCTTGCGGCTGTGCCGACACACAGGTGGGTGGCCGTCTGGTTTGCGCCGCCGGTCATTTCTGGGAATTCGGCCGTACCAGTGGGGTTCACCACGTTGCCCGTGACAGTCCAGCCCAGCGGGCCGCGCTGCAGAGCGATGCGGGTATAGCCCGAGTAGTTCACCTCGCTGGTGGTCTGCGTGCCGGCCGCGAGCGGGTCAGCGGTATGCAGCGACAGATAGAGGCTGGTCAAGGCGCCCGAGGCAGCGTTGTCCGCCAGGCCTGCAATGGCAGTGGCCTGAAAAATGAGCTTGGCCAGGTCGTTGGCAAAGGCAGAGGAAAACATGGTCGGCTCCTTTGGTTATCGGGTGCTGGCACTGATGTCGGCCTTGTTGCCAACACCGGTGCCATTGGGGGAAGAAACGACGGAAGCGCGGATGTCGCCCGTCAAGGTGGAAGCGAAGGCGCTGTAGGCCAGCTGCATGATCTGGGCGTTGCCGGCGTATTCAGCATCCTTGGCGTAGGCCTTCCAAATGCCGCCCTTCAACAGCGCAGATTCGTACACGTCGGCCAGATCAATGGCGCCCGTGCCATCAGCGGCGATGCGCTGTGGATAGGCCACCACCACCAGGTCAAGGCTGGCCTTGACGCCATCGGCAGGTGGCCACACAAAGAAATGAGTCGGATCGCGCAGGTCGTAGATGTAGTGCCGGATGCGCTCGCGGCCAGGAGCTGTCATCCAGCCAGGCGCCGAAACATCCAGCTCGCGGCGGCTTTCCACCAGTGAAATGGGGCCGCCATTGGTATTGCCGATAGCCTCTACAAGCCGAAAGCAGCCTTCAGGCAGCACCTGACGGGGGCCGGCCTGGAGCTTGTGCTCTACCGTGCGAGCAAAGAGGTCATGCCGCTGAATGGCGATCTCGTCGGCCGCCTGGTTCAGGGCGTCAGCAAGCTCAGACAGGGACCAGCGGTCCATGTCCACATCCTGCAGCTCCGCGCGTAGCTTCTGGATCAGGGTTGCGCCGTTGAGTGCCATCAGAATGCCACCCCCACAGCGCGTGGCCGCGCGGACGAATTGCCGCGCCAGGTCTTGATCTTGATGCGCTCGCACTCGTCATCGAACCACTGGCCCATGACGGCATCGCTGTTGATGCGTGCGACCGCACCACGGGCAATCACCTCGGCATAGGAGGCAAAAATCTCGTCCTCGATGCCATAGGCCTTGTTGGAGGGCATCACGCTCACGCGCAGGACCAGCGTGCGGTTGGCACCCACGGGGCGGCTCAGCTCGACAGTCTTGCGCTCAGGCGTGAACACGTACAAGCTGTTCTTGGCGCCGCCGGCGCGCCATACCTCCAGCTCGTCACCATCCAAGGTGGCCGATTCGAGGCGGACCAGGTCAGCAGCGCCTGGAAACTCGATGTCGTAGGAAAGCTCGCTACCAGTGGTGCGCACGGGGTCGAGGTCGACACACCATGCGCGAGTAGCACGGCAGAAAGCCTGCGCACTGCGCAGCAGCTGGTGGTCGACCATCGGCTCTGCCCGGCCTGGGCCGATCCAAGGCATCACATCAGGGTAGAAAGCTTCCCACGGGGTCATCAGGCAGCCTTCTTGCGGCCGGCCGCAGGTTTGGAGGCATCCGCCTCGGCTTGAGCTTTCTGGGCGGCTGCAGCTTCAGCATCGGCCTTGGCTTTCTCGGCCTCAGCTGCCTGCTCCTTGGCCGCTGCATCGGCTTCAGCCTGGGCCAGAGCGCGGGCCTTGGCTTCAGCAGCTTCCTGCGCCTGCGCGTCAGCCTGGGCCTGGGCCTGGGCCTGGGCCTGGGCCTGGGCTTGCGCTTCGGCATCCAGGTCCTTCAGGAGCACATACGCTTCCTTGATCTGCAGCAAGCGAGCAGCCACTGGCCCATCCTCCACCTCGGCCACCATGCGGCCGCGCACGTCGGGATTGAACTGGATGACTTCGCCGAAGAGCTCCACCTCGATGGGGGCAGAGCGGCGGTGGGCGTGAATGAGCTTCATGGCACGCTCCTTACATGCTGGCCAGGCCTGCGATCACCACCAGGCGGTTGCCCGTGGCGCCGTCAGTGGCGGCAGCAGCCGTCACCTTCAGGCCCAACTTGCGAGAGAGCTTCGCCGGCTGCGACAAGCCACCAGCGGTAGCCAGGCGGGAGGTAGTGCCGTTGACGCCTCCACCGCACTTCAGGCCGGTGTCATAGGTCACAGCCAGGTCAGTACCTGCGGCGTTGATTTCACCAATGGCAAATGCCAGGGTGGGCGTGGCGTTGGTGTCCAGGCCGGCGCCGGTCAGCTGCGCATCCACCAGGCGAACGCCTGGATCCAGCTCGTCCAGCTCGATGATGTCGCCGACGGCCAGGGGTTTGGTCAGCAGGGTCTGGATCACCGCATGGGCCACAGCGGCAGTGGTCGGCGTCACACCACCACGGCGGCGCAATGCGTTCTCGGATTTGATGAGAGACATGGGATTTCTCCGAAGGATGAGGAAAAGGCTGCCTAAGCAGCCCTCCAGGGTTAGCGCTTAGGCAGCGTTGGGATCCACGCAGTACGTGTCCATGGCGAAGAGGCCAAAGTCACGCTGCACACCACCGTCCTTGGACTTGTAGGTGGCCTTCTTGGCGCCGAGGATGGCGTGGGTGCCGATGGCAACGTAGTTGCCGTGGTCCTTCTTCTCCTCGGTCCACTGGTAACGGGTGCCGGACTCCGTATCGCCGTAAGCGACCATCAGGCCCTGCGCACCCATGAACAGCGAGCGTGCCCAAGGCAGATTGCCGCCGGCGCCTGCCGTCTTGTCGCGGATCACGTTGCGGTGCTTCTGCAGCACGACGTTGTTGTAGAGGCCCATAGCGCCCGTGAAGATCGGGTTCTTGGAGCCTTGGGCAGCAGCTGCAGCCTTCTGGATGTCCATCCACTTGCCCTCACCGGCTTCGGTGCGCAGCTTGTCTGCTTGCCAGGTGTGCATCAGCGCGATGTAGTGCTCACCACCATCGATACGCACGGGCACCATCGACAGCTCGTCGGTGCCGTCGCCACCCATGGTTTCAGCCTTGGACACAGCCTTGTCGATCAAGCGCAGGCTGAACCCGTCAGCAGTGGTGAGGGATGCCAGGCTGGTGGCCGAGCCGCCATACATCTGGTGCATGGAATCGGGAGCGGTCAGCGGGTTGACATCGAACATCTTGGAGTTCGATTTCCACACGAAACCTTCACCCGAGCCCAGCGTGCCCGAAGCGTAGATGAACAGCAGTTCATCCATCAGACGTGCCCACCAGTCGGCGCTGGCCTGCTTCGCATCAGCGCGCAGATCGCGCAAGGTGCGCTTCTTGGTCATGCGCGAACCGAGGTTAACGCCACCGCGCACCTGGTCGATGCGCAGACGGTCGGTGTAGTAGCGCAGTGGGGCTTCGTTGCCGTCCAGCGTGTCATCGGCGATGACGGGCTCCATGTTGATCGGCATCAGCAGATCAACCAGCACCTCGTCACCAGCACCCGACTGCAGGTCGTCAATGCGCTGCACCGGGGTGCGGGACTTCTTGCCCTCACCGATGTAGCGCTGTGCCCAATAGCTGGTCTTGTTGATGGCCACGGCCATCAGCGTCGACCACTTTTTTACTGCTTGGGGGTCGTTGACCCCGACTAGAGTACGCATAGAAACGCTCCCCCAAATGGGATAAAAGCGCCTCTTGCGCGAACAATGAAAAGTTGTAGCAGTTAACCTAAGAGGACTTTTTCTGTTGTCAAGTCCTTTTTGGGTTTCGGCGTGTCGATAACCACATCTGCTGGCAGTTCAAGCATCAGGCTGACTCGCCGGCCCGGGACCTGGATGGCCTCCAAGCGAATGCGTCCGTTGTCCAATGTGATGCTGTCGCCCGGCTTCAGGGTGCGAACCAGTCTGGTCTTGAAATGTGAGGTCATTGGTTGGCCCAGCGCTCCTGTTGCTCGGGGGTCATGCGCGCTACGGCGCGTTCTTGGTCGGCGATGTCCATGCCTTCGAGGTGTGCGAATTCATCGTCACCCACGTTCGCCTCTGCAGCAGCCGGCACGTTGGCCAGGGACGGGGGGATCTTCGAGCGGTCATCCACCTTGGGGCGCGGCTTTTGCGCCGGCGCCGTTTGCTTGCCGCTGGGCAGCGTGACAGTCTTGCCGTGCCGAGCCTGCAGCAGCACCATGGCATCCTTGAGGCCGGCCTTGCTGGCCGCGATGTTGCCAGGTGCGTCGGTCAGACCGCGCTCGACAGCATCCTGGGCACACAGCGCGACCATGCGCTCGAATTCCTTTTTCAGATCGCCTTGGCTGATGTCCAGGCCTGCTGCCTTGGCTGCCTTCTGGTACTGGGCCAGCTCGCTGTTGTAGTCATCGGTCATGCGCTCGAGCGCAATCTGGCCGCGCGTCTGGTCCACCGCTTCGGCGCGCACCAGGGCGTCCAGCTTGTCCTGGATGTCGTTCTCGATGGTCTCGAATTCCTCGGGCTCCATCAGGCCGTCGAACACCTTGCGCTGCGCTTCCGCGCGCTCTTTGCGCAGTTGGGCCCGCTGGTCCTTGATGTCATCCGGAGCAACCGTCTTGGGCGCAATGGCGGGCGCAGGTTGCTCGTCCTCCTGCAGGTCCTGCTCCTGGTCCTGCTCCTGCTCATTGGTTTTGGCCTTGCCGTTGCCAGCGTCCTCAGCAGCAGCAGCGGCACCGCCGTCAGCTGCATCGCCCTGGTTCTGGTTTTCGTCGTCAGAGTCATCGTCATCGTTGTCGTTGCTCTGGTTGTTGCCTTCGGCTCCGCCGTCGTCCGCCAGAAGCGCCTCGCGCTCTGCTTCGCTCAGGCCCTCCAGGTCATCTTCGGTGAGGCCGTGCAGATCGGGATCGTTGGATTTTTCAATGGTCATGGTGAACTCCTATCAGGGTTGGGTGGGTGGAATGGTGGGGAGCTGGGCCGCCTCGGGCACCTGGGGCGCGCCCTGGTCTGTCAGGCCTCCAGCCGTAGCAATCTCGTCAGCGGCTTCAGCCAGGCCGCCGGGCTCATAAGCGTTGGCGATGCGCTCAGCGGTATCGGTCGCCACATTCATCGTGGACACGTTCTTGTGGATGGAATCGGCCAGCTTGAGCTTGGTGTCGGCATCGAGCTTGTCGATTTCCTTGCGCAGCTTGGCCAGCATGGCCTCGGCCGTCTCGTCCTGGATCTGCTGCTGCTTCTGCTGCGCTTGTGCTGCGGCCAGCTGGGCCTGCTCTTCCTCGGGGGTCATCGGCTTGGATGGATCGCGCTGGCCATTGATCTTCCGGATGCGAGCGATCCACTCGTCTTTGTCCTTGATGTCAACAGACTGCACCACCAGGTCCAGCACGTTCATCACCACCTGCGGCGCAAAGGTGGCGATCTTGCCCAGCAGGTCGAAAATCTGCTCCATGGCGGCCTGGGCCAGGCTGCTGCGGTAGTCCTGGATGTCGACCACAAAATCAGCCTCGCGCGCTGTCACATCGTTGAGGATGCGGCCGGTTGCCGGGTCGAATTTGTTGATTTCCAGCCATTCGATCGGCCGGCTTTCACCGGTGATCCGGATGACCTTTTCAGCGGTATAGAACTGCTCGATGTGGCTCAGGCGCAGACGGCCGGCCTGCTTGATGGCCAGCAGCAGGTTGTCGAAAAGCTCCGAAGTGGTCAGCGAGCCCTGGTCCTGCTTTGCCAAGATGGCACGGCCGCTGCTGGCATTGGTGTCCCGGCCCAGGTTTTCATTGGTGACGCCGCCCACATCCCGCAGCATCTGCGAGTTGCGGTCGGCCATCATCAGGTTTGAAGCCAGATCGGTCTGGTTCTGATCGAAAACCAGCTGCTTGTCCTTGCGCTTGACGATGACGCCATTGGGCAGGGCTGCTTCCCGGCGCACATCCTCGATGTCGTCTACTGCGCCCTCATCCATGATGATGCGGTTATTGGACAATGCCCACTGCGCCTTGCTGTGGCGCTTATTCAGGTCGTCCTGAATGTCGCGCATGCCGCGCCACACGCCGTAGGGTGAGCCATCGCGTGCCCGGCGGTAGCCCCACACCGGGATAAGCGTGAATCGCTGGTGCCGGAATGGGCTGGACAGGTCCAGGCACGGCGCCGCGCGGGTGGCGAGCATGAGGCGCATGCGCATCTTGACCGTCTCATACACGTTGGCCTTGTCCACCATCTCTTTATGGCGTGGGTCGATAGAGGGATTGACCACCTGGCCGGCAAACTCGCCATCGGCAAAGACCTTGACAGTCTCGGGCACCTTGTAGGCCACCTCGATCAGCTCCACGGACTGGCGTGGTGCATTCAGCCGGAACGACTCGCTCACCCCTGGGAAGATGCTGTGTTCCATCCCATAGTCGCGGCCCCACTCCGTTTCGGTGGAGTTGGTCAGGCGCTCGCCCATGTACCAGGGCTCATCCTGGGTAACGTCCAGGTTCTGGCCAGCCATGGCGATCAAGTGTTTGCGGCTGTTGGGCAGCAGCGCGCAGGCGTAGTCCAGATCCAGCACGCGCCGGCGGAACAGATACCGGGCGTCGGTGTTGTAGTCGACATTGCGGCTGTGGCTGTCGCGCAGCACATTACGCCAGTCCTCGGAGCCCGAGTAGATGATTTCTTGCTCTGGATCCGGGTTCAGGTTCTCCTCGATCCAGCTCAGCCCGCCGATGGCAGCCTGCTTGAAGGCGCGGGAGCGGTGCCAAACGGTCAGATTCACGTCATCGGTGTACTTGATGAGCTTGGTCTTGACCTCAGCCATGGCCTCGTCGTTCTGCTCACGCGGAAGCACCTTGTAGTCCTTGCGCATGCGCTTCTCAGTGCCCGCGATCCACTCCAGCGACTGGCGGCCCTGGTTGTAGACCAACGGCGCCTGGCCGCGCTCCAGCAGCACCTGTGCATCTTCCGCGCGCCATTGCAGGTGGTCGTGGTAATCCTCATCGATGGACATTTGCTGCCGCTCGCCGGCCTGGCGCCGCGACTCATAGTCCATCAACTGCATCAGGCGCTGGTGACGGCCGGCGGCCTGGGAGTGCTCGCCGGTGTCAGCCACACCGCCTTCGGTGTCCTCAACCTCGGAGGCCTCCAGGTCCTTGATGACTTCGCGGCGCTTCTTGTCGTCTTCGTCGTTTACCTCAAACATCAGATGACCTCCGAATGCAGCTCTTGCCCGTGGGCCTTGACGGCCAGCTCCACACCGATCAAGCGGCGCTTGGTGGCCAGTGCTGCAGGCTGGTCCGTGGGCATCATGATGAGATCCGGCAGGCCTTCCACGATGATGTCGATGATGCGGTGGATGGTCGACCGGTCGTGCGCGGTGTAGCCCATGGCCTCGGCCGCCTCGAAGGCCTTGCGCAGCAGGTGCTCGGTCGGCTTGCCTTCCGATGTGACATACAGGTAGGCCAGGCGCTGGGGGATGCAGTAGGCACCGGTATCCATGCGGCGGTGGGCCGGGAACAGGCACATGCATGGCTCGGGCTCGCGCGGGGCCGACTCGTCGCCCAGCTTGTAGAGCTCGACCCACTGGTAGGAGCACACCACGTCGCGGATGGTGCGCTGCCGCCAGCAACGCTCGCCGCCCAGCTCAACAAACGGGGTGCCGGAGGGCGAAAGCAGGCTGACGGCGCTCATGCGCAGCTCCCGGCCAGCTTGTCGCGTAGGCGGAAGCCCAGCAGTGGCCAAATCTTGTTGACTGCGTTGGCGCGGGCAATGTCACGCCCGATCTGGGCATCGAAGTTTTCAGGGCTTGCACATGCAGACTCGCCAGTCACGGTGTAGCCGTTCTTGAGCACCAAGACGCAGATGGTCAGCAGGTCAATAGAGGGATGGTGCTCATCCGCAGCGGATGGGTCAGCCCATTTCGCATGGTGTGCTTCCCCCATGTTGACGTAATAGGTGTGCGTGATCTCCGCCTCAATGTCCGCAGGCGTGACGCGCGCGGCTGTCTTTCCCTTGGCCTGTATTGCCTTTTCAATCGCTTGGTCGTTCATGCTGTTCTCCAGGAGGTAGAGCGCGGCGGCTTGCTCGCGCGGGGTTTCACGCGAGCCAGATCCAGCCCGGTCTTTACGAGGTAGCGAGTGGCGTCCATAAGGTGGTCGTTGCTCTTCACGACTCGGCCCTGTTCGTCACGGCGGTAGATGCGGTATTCGTTGAACCAGTCCAGGCAGGACTTGAAGACCTTTAGGCGGCCGGTAGAGAGGCGCTCCCACACGTCGTAGATGCCGCTCTCGACCCCGTTGTCTGCCGGGTGGATGTCCAGGCCCAGGTCGGTGTAGACCACCATCAGCTGCTCGCCATCTTTCTGGCTCCGGCCACGGGCGGCCGGGTCGATGGCGCCAGGGATACACTCGCCGCGCGCCTTGATGCCCGTCGCATGGATGGATGGCTCGGCCTGGCCGCGATAGTGCTGCGAGTAGAGGTAGACGATGTCGTTTTCGCGGTCGAAGGCGCCCCAAATGGCTGCTGTCCGGTTCCACCCCACGTCCAGGCCGTAGGACCGTGGCCAAAAGTCTGGGATCTGGAAGTCATCGACCTTGATGTCGTCCTCGTCCACCGGGTAGATGGCACCGGCGCCCAGCGCGGGCACCCCCTTGGTACGGGCCTGGCGTTGGTAAGGCTGCAGCTTGGACAGCAGCTTGGCCTTGGCCTGTTCGGACAGGTGGGGCACGTCATCCCAGCCGCATCGCACGATGAGACGGTCAGCAGCTGCCCGGCGCTTGAGGCCGTCCGGGTCTTCCTCCTCGGTGAAGGCCTCCACGGGCTTGATGAGGTCCTGCACCAGGGGTGTGAGGCCATTGAGCGGTGTGAAGGTGAGAATGCTGATGCCGTCGCGGGTCATCAGGCGCACCAGGCCCTCCTCGTACACGTCGGCCGGGCACTCTTCGTCAGCCCAGAAGCCGTCCAGCTCGAAGCCCTGGAAGATTTCCCGGCCCTGCACGTAGCTGCGCAGCCAAAGCTCGGACTCGCCGCCGGACTTGTGGCGCACGATGATCTTTTCCACCGCGCCCTTGACGTGCGATCGCGGCACCACGCCCACGATTGCGTCCCCAGGAATGAGGCCGGTGCCGTACTTCTCGGGCTTGTCCGTGGTCGAGCCCAGCATCTTGAGCTGGATGATGTCCCGGGTGGTTTCGTGCGTGTCTCCGCTGGCCAGCCAGCGACAGGCCTTGTCAAAGCGGTGGCCCTCCCACCAATCCGGATACTCGCCAGTGAGGTGGTAGGCAATCTCGGTGCCGGCCGCCACTGTCTTGCCCACTCGGTTGCCGGCCATGAAAACGCGCTCAGAGGCGCGGGCAATTTCTGTCAGCTCGCCAGGTGGCGTGCCTGGTGCGCGCGACTGGAAGAACTCTTGGTGCTTGGGATACAGCTCGCGGCGCAAAGGCCCCTTGTCGGGGAACATGGTTTGCAGCAGGCGCGTGTTCTGGCGGCGCTCCAGCTCGAGCAGCAGGCTCTCCAGCTCCAGGCGCTGCTGCGAGGAGAGCGCTGCCAGGTCAAACTGATCGCTCGCGCTCACTGGGCGCCCTCCGCCTTTGGCACGATGCCAGGTAGGTTCACGCCAAAGCGCTGCAGGCGCTCGAGCAGCTGGTCGTCGCTCAGCTTGGTGGGAGTGCCAATCTCTCCGGACAGCTCCAGCTTGTCGCCATAGACGCGGGGCTTGAGCTTGGAGGCTACCCACTTGCGGGCATCGACACGCAGCTTGTTGCGGGCCACGGCCACAGCATCAAACACCACCTCTGTCTCGCCCTCCCCGTCATCGGCGCTGCCGTGCTTGCTGGCTTTGACCGTGGTGCACTCCTCGTCGGCGATTTCCACAATCTCATCGGCCAGCAGGTCGGCCCGCTCTTGCCTCGCGCGCGCGTACATCTCGGAGCGTGACGAGTCGGCGTGGATAAACTCCAGCATCCCCGTGTACGAAAAGCCATGCAGCTTGCAAAAGCTGTTCAGGTGTCCGCCTGCACAGACATAGGCCATGAACTCATCGAGCGCACCCGCACGGGCGAACCACTCCCTCTGGAGTGCTGCCTTAGTCTTTGGCTTGGGGGTGGATTTGCGAGCGGGCTTCTTTACCTTGGCCGTTGCAGCCTTGCCCGCTCTCTGTGTGGTGGTCACGTCTAGCGCCTGCGCTTCGTGCGCGTTGTTGATAACGGCGTTAGACCATCAGGACTTTTAGGATTGTCAAGTGGAAAGGCTCCATCTGCGTCAACTTAGTCCTACCCCCGTTCGAATACTCGAAACACACTTGAGTGTACCTTTCGTCACAAATGTACGAAATTGCGATAAGATTCACAGTTCCAGTGGGGTGCCGTCCCCATCTTCCTGGAAATTACCATTCAGAGGATGGCAAAAAAGCAATTTGGCGGCATGTCAGGTCAAGGTGTTGTCCCACTCCCTGAAGGACGCGACATCGATCTGGAGGGAGACAATATGTCAAAGACCAAATCAGCCTGGCAAGGTGGTTCGACAGCGTTTGTAAAGATCTATGGTTCGCTCATGTTGACCATGGACCCTTTGCACGCGTTTGTCCTCGCACTCGTTGCGATGGGCGCCATTCGGGTGCTGAGCTAACCGGGCACGGCTTGGGGGAGAAATCCTCCAAGCCCGTCGCTTCCCTGCTTCTGTTGCGGCCTTGCAATAGGCTGCTACCTGCGACTCGACTCAATACCACCATTCCACGCCTTTGACTCTGGGCGTGGCCTGCGCTCGGGTGGATGCATGCCGTGCAGTTCCCCCCAGCGTGCACGGAACTCTGCCCAGGGCAGCACATGGGATTCCCCCCACGCTTTCACCTGTGCCTCCCAGTGGCGCCGCGCCATCGTCTTGTTCGACCTGGCAGCGATCCGTATGCGTTCAATCATAGGTAGGCAATCCCTCCGGCCACAGGCCCATCATTTGAATCTTGCGGCGTGTGTCCGCCCCCCAGGCCTCCGCCACCAGGGCAGCGGCTGCCTTGGGGTACAGCTCGTATTGGTCGAACTTCGGGTGGCACCCCTTTACGCCCGGCCGGTCACAGCACAGAGCAAAGCAGGTGCGATCGTCGGTCTTCAGGCCTGCGCCCTTGCCGTGGTTGGCGTGGGCGGCCTGGCTGTAACCGGGGATGCCGCACACGCAGCATGGCAGGCTTGCCACGGCCCGGCGGTAGTTCTCATTGCGCAGATGCTCGCCCTTTTTGATCGGCGGCGCAGTGGCGCCGGCCGCGCTCGCATAGTTCGGCGCGCTGGCCAGCGGCTTGTGCACAGTCTTGGATGCAGGAACCCGGGCGGCCTGCCTGGATGCAGATCGCTTCATCGGTGCGCGCCTGTTCAGCATTCCACGACCTCCATTGTGTAGCCATCGAGGAACGCACACAGCTTTTGGCCGTCCGGAGCAACCACGGTCAAACGGATCACGCTTCCCCAGTTGAAAAGTTCGAAGTGCAGCGCATAGACACCGAATTTGCCTTCAGCGCGATGAGGCGGCCGCGACTTGACTCTCCGTCCATCAGCTTGGATCTGGGCTATGAAGCGCCGAAGGATAGTGCGCGACTCCAACAGGGCGCTGTTCTTCAGGCGGGCTGCTGCGGCTGCGCGGCGGTTGAATCGGCTGCGCATCATGCTGGGCACCTCACTGCAACAGACGCGACCATCACAGCGGCCGTCATCAGCAGAGCCAGCAACAGGACGCCCGCCAGCCCGCTGGCTAAGCACTGCGTCTCTTCGGCCGCCGGCGCCTCATCCATTACGCAGTAGTCCACGGCATCAGCGGGGGGCACATCCTTCCAATTCTTGCGTGAGGCTGGTCCCTGTTTGACCACAATCACGGCTGGCTGGCCATTGATCACTGTGGTCCATGTGGTTTCACGGGCTTGCGTCATTGCTCGCCTTTCACCAGGCGCCGGGCATACCCCAACTTCTGCATCACCACCATCACATTGCTCTTGTAGTTGTGGGCCAGCGTGCTTGCACCTGCGCCGCGCTTGTGGTCCAGGTACATGTTCATGATCCGCATCGGGGTCCAGTGGGAAAAGGTGCCCTTGGCCTGCCGGTGCAGGTAGTGCTTGTAGACCTGCTTGGCCCATGGGATGCTGATCTGGTATTCCTCGGCGATCTGGGCCCAGGTCATGCGCCGCTCCACGCATCCGGCCAGCTCGTACAGCTGCGCGTCGTTCCATTCCTTCATCCGGCTCATCCCAGAATCTCCCCCGTGTCCGGATCCACATCGCCGCGAGCAATTGCCGCCTCCCATTGATCGTAGGTAGCCGGAAAGGTCACCTTCAACTCGGTAGCCGCGAAGGCCTGCACGCGGTCGATCAACTTGCTGTAGCCCCGGATGCCCAGGTCTTCGGTACTGACACGCTGTCGGCGGCGCGACTTGCGGCCGGTGAGCGGGTTAACCGTGGTGATGGTCTTGTGCCCCAGATATTCGTTGCGGAAATACTCTTTCCAGGTCTTGAGGTCGTAGGCTTGGCCCAGGGTATTTCTGGCCTGCTGCGCAATGGTTTTGAGCACCACGCCGTGATAGTACTTGCGCTGGCGGTCAGTCTTGGCGTCCTCCCAGAGGCGAGCCTCGATCACCAGCGCGCGCCCGGCCGCCAGCTGTTGCCCCACCCATGGAAGAAATGCTCCTTTGCAATTCGCCCTTCCCTGCTCGGCGTTGTGCCACTCCGTCCGGAAAAGAAGCTCAGCCATGTCGCACCTCCACTTTCACCATTCCGCCGATCTCCCCGGCACGTTCAATGCCCAGGCTCCAATGCTTGTCGTCCACCCCCAGCACGTCGGCCAGGCCATCGAGGCCGGACTTCATGCGCGCCAGGGCGTTGTCCAGGTCGAAGGCACGGCGCGTGGGCGGGTAGAACGTGAGGTGCACATGCAACTTGGCTGCGGCCAGACGGCGAACGCCTTGCACCTGCGCCTGCAGCGCGCACGCCGCGCGGTAGGCCTTCTTGGCTTTGGCCAGGCGCGACCAATGGACCCGCGCATTTGGGCTCAGGTCTTTGGGCGGCCAGGGCAGCGTTATCCGGGCTATCACCACATCGGCTCCAGCTCCGCCGCCGGCGGCCGGAACCCCTTGGCCTTGAGCTCTGCCCGCACTGCCTGCCGCATTCCCGCCCAGGCCCCGGCCGCTTGCGGGTCGTTCTCCAGCTGGGCGGCCTGCTCCCTGCTGTAGTGCCACCACCCCGGCGTCATGGCCAGCGTCACCAGCCAGTCGCGTGTTTTCTGGAATTCGGTCATTTTTCTGGTTCATCGCATGAGTCCTGCAAAGGGGCTGCTGAAGTCCACCCACATCCGGTTTTGGCGTATGCCTTTGATGACACTCAGGTTGACCCCGTACTCCTTGGCCAGCTCTTTCCCCGTCTTGGTGGACAGGCGGATCTCGGTGGCCTTCTCCATGGTCAGCTTGGCGGACGGGCTGGCCCGCTTGGCGGCGGCCACCTTCATACGGCGAGACAGCGAGGAAAAAGCGCGGCGCTTGGCCGCTGCCTGGCCTACCTTTGCCGTGGTTGAGGTTTCGACGTGCAAGGGGTTGCAGCACAGCTTGTCGCCGCAGGTGGTGATGACGGGCTGACGGAATGCCGGCGTATCGCCGTTCAGCTCCACCACCACGCGGCGGACATACAGGCAACGGCCGCCACCTTTGATGATCGGATAGCCGCCCGTGGTGGTGGCGTCGCGCCAGATCCAGCAGGTGCCGACCTCGTCGCAACGGTCGTAGATCTCTTTCAGGGTGATTTCTTTGCTCATGGCTGGGGTGTCTTGTCTCGGGAAAATTTCAGGTTGCCCAGGCTGTTGCGCACCAGGTAGCCGTGACGCAGCAGCCAATCGATGTGGTACTGCGCGGCGTTGGGGGAGCGAAAGCCAAAGTGCTTGGCAATCAACGCCATTGGCGGGGTTTGGTCGTTGTCCTTAAAAAAGGCCTGCATGAAGGTCAGCACCTCCAGCTGGCGGGGCGGAATCGTCTTCATGCCTGCAGCTCCTGTCCAGAAGCGTTGGCCAGCAGGTGCATGGCATGCGCCGGCAGCGAAGAGATCAGCGTCTTGCCGCCGGCATTGCCGTTCTGCAGCACTGCGATGGCCCTCTCACGGACCCCCACCAGCGCTGGGCGCGGCAGCTTCAGGCCATGGCTGATGTACTCGTGGTCTGGCGAGCGGTCGCCGGGCAGACGGCGCATGTACTCAAACTGGCCGCGTTCCGTGTAAGCGCGGTGCGCCTCCTGGAAGCGGTGCTGCAGGTAGGACAGCTCGGCCGTCTCGGTGCGGCACACCTTGGGCCAGCCGCCCAGGTCCTCGATGGCGGCATGGATGGCTGGGTCATCAAACACCACGTCGGTGTACGCACCAACCGAAGACATGGCGCCCAGCACCTTGCCCCAGGCCAGCGCAGCGCGATCTGTGGTGGTGCCCTGCAGGACCTTGATGATGTCCGCCACCCGGGGGGCGAACCGGCCGCGATCTGGATCCGTCGCGTGCCGGCGCAACGAAGAGCTGACCTGCTCCATCTCGAAGGTATGCAGCGCCTCCCACCAGACGGTGAGCATGAACTCGCTGCAGTCCTTGCCGTAGTAGGCCATCACGTCGGTAAGGAGGTCGCGGAAGCCCTCCAGTTCGGATTCACGCATTTGCAGCACCTCCCATAGACCGGCCACCGCGCATCTTGTCCACCCACGACTGGCCGACAGCGCGGTTACGTGCCTCCAGTGCTTCTTGCTTGTTCAGGGAGGTGGCGGAGCCGTGGGCCGCGCCTCGGAAGCTGGGCTTAGGTCCATCGCAGCGGCGGATCCAGTTACGCCAGGTCGCAGCCCAGTCCAGTTTTTTGGCATCGGCACCAGCCTTTGCGCGCCAGAAGTCAGCGAAGCAATCAGCCTCACGGCGCACGTCCTCGGGCGTCATGTCGGGCCGTGCCTGCAGTGCCCAGTCGCCCCAGGCCTTGAGCAGGGTCCAGTCATCAGGCAAGCGGGTAGCGGTAGCGGTCTTTGGCTGTTTTGCCGGAGCCGCAGGCGAAGGGTCAGCCGCCGCAGGACCACCACCAACATCTGCTAGTTCTTTAACTACTTCTTCTTTATCTTTATCTTTATCTATATCTGTATCTATATCTGTACGCGTGACATCGTGACCTGTCACGCGTGACTTATCCGTGACGCCCTCGGAACCCGCACCAGTCTTAGCTTTGGCCCGTTGGCGGCGCTTGCGCTCCGCAGCGGTAGGGTCTGTGTCGCTGCGCATCTGGCGGGCGTTCCAGTTCAGCGGCTGCAGCGTCTCGCGCTCAACCAAACCGACCTCGGCCAGGCGGCGCGCCACCTCTTCGAGCGTGCGGGTGTCGATGCCCATCTTTACGGCCACCTTGCGCAGCAGCAGCGGGCCGGCGTCGTCCAGCACGCCCTGCCCCTTCAGGCACAGCAGAGCCATGAAGTGCCAGCGGTCCTCAAAGGCCAGCAGGCGCAGCTTTTCGTCATC